ACTTCATTTTTCAACTTCGTCATTGATTCTGTAGGCTCGTAATATTCACCGCTTCCATCACCTACCGCAACATTAACAATGTTTACCTTTCCCCCAGCAACCGTTGCATTGCTTATGCTCTTTTTCCCGGCGCTCGTCAAAATAGAATAGTATTTTTTAATCAATTTCTTCTCTCCTTCCATATACTGTTATTGAGTTCCCGTATCTGTTAACAACATCAACGGTATTACCAACAGTCTTTTTGTACAGATAGTCAATCACTTCCAATTTTGCCGACAGTCTTTTATAAAACTTTACTGTATCAGAAATTTTTTTCAGTGATACTTCCACTCTCGAATCCGAAATATTCAATATGATATTGAAATTTCCGGGGTTCCCTCCGTATTCGAACCATTCTTCCAAAACACTATTAGGGTGCAAACTTCTTACCGCATTTTCTATCGCAAACTTTGTCCCCATCTTTTTATGTACCTTTACGCTATTTTTTACTAAATCCCTTTTCGCTTCAATCGGGTAAGAATAGTCATACCAATCCACGTGCAAGTCATACGCTAAAACATCAACTAATTCCTCTGGTAATTCATCAATTCTTGAATAGATCAAAACATTTTTAATCTGTCCGCTTGCTTCCTTGAGCTGATCTGATACAGTTTTCGCAAGTGCTACCATTTTAGGATCGTGCTGTAATGCTGTCGGGATGTAAGCGGAAAAGTCTGTTTCGTAAATAGAACTAGACATTTTCAATACCTCCGTTCAGCACATTTTTTGTCAGAAGTTTGGCAACGTGGCTTTCTTCAACTGCTGTGTATGTTGGTTTCCTTACATCCACCCTTTTTATTCCTGCTGCCATCAGCAAAGAAATTAAATAAGACGGGTTTATGTCACGTCCCATTTTTGAGCATTGCCATGAAATATATTCTTCTACTGCTTTTCTTGCCTCCGCTTCTATGATCGTTGCACTGGCGCTATTCGATTTCGGTATATAGAATGTTACATCTATGTCGAAATTGTCTGATTCTGGAACAGATACCGTTACAACGTCCGTGAGCGGTCTTACATCGTCTGCATTTAGTGCCGCCTTTATTTCTTCCAGCACTGCTTCTGTTGCTGTTTCTCCGTTCTGTAGAAGCACACGAACATCTACCACGTTTGCTTCTGTGCTTGTTACTGTTACGTCTGCTATTGCTGCTGATACAGATTTTGCAAAGTAGATGTATGCGTTTGCTGGTCCAGCAGTTGAAAAGCTCTCCATGCTCTCCCTCATACGCTCATAATAACTATCGTCATCTTCTTCTGCTGCACCGCCGCTTGTTGCTGTTATGTTCTCTGCTTTCTGGAAGTAGTCGTATAAGTCAACAACTTCTTTTACCTGTCCTGCTGCAAGTCCGTTTCCCACTGTTCCTGTCGTCGTGCATGTGGCTTCTATATCTGCGCAGGCACTTCCCGCTGGTATTTCTAAATTATCCACAGTCGCAAACAATATTGTTCCATCAAACGAAATCCTTGTCCCTTTCGGTATAATTACGGCTTCGTTCAGCGTCGTCGATATGTAGAATCTAAAATTTGCAGAAGCTGCACTGGCTGGCAATCTTTTAATATCTTTGAACAGCTCCGCTAGGCTGTCTAAATATTCTCCATCTGCATAACGCGGCACATTCTTTTTTGCCGTTTCATTTATCAGATATCTTTGCTGCACAATAATTGATGTAGCCCATGCTATGAATAACCTTTCTGGTGACGCTGGGTATACTTTGTATGCTTCTCTTCCAGATTGCTCCATTATATATTCATACATTGCAATCATGCTGCTTTCTATTGTCTCTGTATCTGTTTCAACAAATTCAATGTCCGGGTATTTTCTATCACTCATCGTTCTTCACTCCCTGTATGTATATTATTGGAATAAGTTTCCCTGTCTTATCGTCTTCCTCAAATGTTACTTCTGAAATATCTGCCCTTGGTTCAAATACTTCTATCTGGTCGTATATATACCCCACAAGTGTATTTTCCACAACCGGAAGAGGGCGCCCATATATGTTTCCCGGTAAACCTATATCTCGAAACATTGGACACGAATTTTGGATAGTGTCAAGAATCACAGCAACATTTTGAATAATCTCTTGCTGTTCATTCTCTGGAGATAGGTCTATATTTTCCAGCAATTTTCCATCACCTCTAATAATATCCATTTCATCACCTCTTCGCATATTCCTTTAAGCTCACATCAACCACCGCTACCCAGCAATTACCCTTATTGTCATATTTCTGCATGGTATGTGATACAGATGTAATGACCCACTTGTATGACCCGTATACTTTTCCACCTATTACTAGCCTCCCAGTTGTTCCCTCATTTACCATCTTATTTATTTTCTTCACTTCTTTTAGCGGGTTTGTTCCGTGAAATACTGAAAAAGCAATCTTAAAACCTATCGTTCCCGGCTCTGGTCCCAAAAATTCCAGCAAGTCAGCTTTGATATGTCTATCATGTGTCGCGTAATTAGCCGATAGTTTCCACGCTATTTCATCAAATGTTCTTACTGTTTTTTCAGATACCGAAAAAACCAGTGTTCCAAAACTCCCTATCTTTGCCACGATCAAATACCCCCTATCACAAAGCCGTCACCTTCTCCGTCCGGAATCATAATGCAAAACACCATCTGCCCTACCTCTGGCATCCAATCATCTTTCCTTTTTAACACATGAAGACCTCCAGAAATCATCCCCCCCTTATCTTCGAACTTCACACGTGCCGTCTTCTTTTCATCATCTATACTGTGCACTGTTCCAATTCTTACGCCATTCTTCAATTCTATTAAGTCAGCCATCAATAGCCCTCCAGCACTTGTTGTAGTTCTATGTCTACTGTATAACCACCAGTGATCTTATGCGTTGCTTTCGTTATCTTATATTTTCTATCAAATTCTTGGAATCCTTTCAGTTTTACTGTCGCACCTGCCACCAGTTGAACATCACCGAACATGGTAAAACTCGCTGTAAATTGCTGTGTGTTCTTTTCACGTAGCCTTTTTTTAGCCAGCTCATATGCTTCATCCGTACTTCTTACTTTCTCATTGATTTCTAATACCTGCCCTGTCCCTTCTGAACTATCCGGCGTAAAGGTACTTTCTATTGTTTCTTTGCTGTCTGGGTCAGTGTACGATACATGGCAGCTAGTATATGCGGTGTCATGCAAACTCGTTCCCAGTTTGTATGATATGTAATCACCATTTCCAAATTTAATCGTTTTTATTGCTGGTTTGCTGTCATACTCTGCTGCATCATATATAACAACAGTAAGCGTCGTTACCTTCAATGCCATTCCAGCCGCCTTGCATAGCTTTTGCAAGAATTTAATATCTGACGTCTGCACCTGTTCTTTTCTCTTATATGTTGGGTCAAAAGACGCCTCATACATAAGTTTTAATCCATTCTCACTTACAATCTGATTTGCAAGCGCCTTCAAACTTATATTTTCCCATGATCTTGATTTCTTTGTCGTTCTCATTGTCGATGTATACGGTATTGATGTTCCTTTTAAGTTAAGTTTTGTAGGCGGTCCGCTTGCATCTATACTGTCCAGTTCAAATGTACCGCAATCTAATACCGCGTCTTTTCCTGTATCATTCCAGTTTTTCTGAACAATCGTTGCACTAATCGTCTTAGTATTATCAACCTTTTGTGTCGTTTCAACTGTGTCTATTACAGTTGTAGTCGCTGTTCCTCCAGTCGTCACTTTGAATACCTGCCCCGGATATATCAAGTTTGGATTTGCTATATTATTTTCGCTTGCAATTTGTGGATATTTAGAAGCACTTCCAAGGTACTTGCTTGCAATCGCTGATAACGTATCGCCCTTTTGTACAACGTAATTGATTACACTTTCTTGTTGTACTTCTCTTGACACCTGCTTCGTTGACTTTACAAACTGCGGTTTTACAACCAGCCAATTTCCTAGCCATTTTCTTTCACGATCATCGAATGAAATCTGTAAATCGTCTGCTTTGTCTTCTTCCTCGTCCGTATATGTAAGACTGCTTAAAAATTTATTTATATCACCCGGTACAGTTA